CAGCAAATACCTGACCACCGATCAAGTTGATCGGCTTTAGGCCGTAGGGGGCCGAGACGACGGGATAAGCCATTTAAGACTCCTATAAAATTTAAGTACCTTTACCAAAGCTTGTCGAAGATTTCCGCTCATTGAAGATTGGCATCCGCGCATCGCTTTGACGCATTAAATTGTTATCTACAGCATCTTCCTGTGCTCGTGTCATGTCAGCAAAGTGTTTCGTTCGCTGGTCAACAAACTCAGAAGGAGTCTTGCAAAGTAACAATCCGCCAATCTCAATGCTGTCTTTATAACGGCTATTGGGATCAGCTAACAGTCGAAATTTGGGTTGTTCCTCAACGGGCACGGGTTCCCAACCTTCACGGAGTTTGGCCGATAGGTTACGAGGGTCTGCGTTATTCAACGTTGAGACACGAATCCAACGGTAATTGAAGCCGGGTTCTTTGTCTGGTTCTGGCAACAGGTCAGGTTGCGACCACTGTTTAGGACGCTCCTGTACCGCACGTGTTTCTAACTCACGGGTGAGTTTGTTATCAGCCATTTCGGGCCTCCAATTCTTGTTGTGCCTTTACATATTGTTCAGGCGTTAAACCTAGCTTTCTAGCTAGATTCACTTGGCTTTGCTTTAGCTTGACTTTGTTTGAAGCCGTGCTACGAACTGCCGGGGCAACAACGGTACCGGGTCTTGTCCGGGTATTTTGTTGTCTTTGTTCTTCCGGGTCTCCAAATTGCTCTGGAAACCGTTTGCGCATTGTTCTGTCCAATTCGCGGTAATATTCTTCAGAACCAACCTCCACACCATTGTCTCTTAAGTCTTCGTGTAGACCCAGAGCAAAGGCCGTCATACCACGATTCTGTCCAAACCAGTCATTGCGCTTTTGCCACGCAACAGCTTTATTGTCAGCTTCAGGTATATACGGTGCAGGTTGATACTGCACAGATTGATGTTGTACAGGAATTTCTTGCTCTTGTAAAGAGGGCATTCTGAAATTCTTTGCTTGCATCATTTTAAGGTTGGCTATTTGCAACGCTTGTTGGGCATCTAGCACCCTATCGGAATCTCCTGCTTCATAGGCTTCCTTATACGCACGTTGCGCCATCTTGAGTTCCATATCGGCATTACTCTGGATGGTTGTGACGTATTCTTTCTCACCATTAGAGAGGATACCTTTTATGCGCTTATTCTCTTCAAATAGGCGTTGTGCTAGGTTTACAGCTTCTTGCTGTTCCCGTAAAGCCGATTCTTTCTCCCGACGTTCATCATGCCAAACTTTGCGCATTTGCTTAAGTTTGGTCTTGACATTGTCATCGTATTGATCGAGTTCGTCTCTTTCAAGTTCTTCAACCAAAGGTTTTGGCAGGGGTTGTCGGCCCCGATCTTCGGTTGGTGTGTCGTCTTCGATCTCAATTTCGATCTCAGAAGTTGAATTTTGTGAGGGTTTACCCTTACTTTCAGTCTCCGCTTCGTCTGGAAACTTGAATTCTCTGTCGTCATCCAAAGGCATTTTGTGCTCCTTTATTTACGTTTAATACCACGAGGATCATCTACAACAGCCTCAACGGTGTCGTCATTGATGATACGGAACTCACGGCCATGAATGACCAGACGAGAACCTGCGTATGGGCGAACAAGGATGAAATCCCCCTGTTTACACCACGGGCCGTTTGGAAATTTGACTGGATCTTTATAGCAATCTGGCCCCATATCAACAACAAATAAAACCGTTGTGAGGGTTTCTTCATTGCGCATGGTTTCATCTGACTTAAGTAATCCAATCTCACTGTCCTCAAATTCCTTGTCTGCTTCTGGAATAGCACAAAGAATCCGATAACCCGACGGACGGGGTAGTTGTTTGCCTTTCTCCTCGGCGGTGGCCGTGAAGTTGTAGGCTCCCACAACTTTGGGGTTGTTAGCGTCTGTAGCCAACAAAATAGAATCAGTCATCCGAATTCTCCATAGTTTGTTTCAGGTCTAAGATGTATCCCCGCATGATGAGCAGACCGCGAATCTCACCACACAGTTTCTTGTATTCTTCAAACGACTCCACTCGTCCTTCCGCCAAAGCATCTTTCAGTTGTGAAACTTTATCATCCGCTTGTTGGATGAGTACTTCTAATGCGTTCATTGCGTTTCCTTCTTAGGTGTACGAGATTGTTGTTGGCGCGTTTGAATTCTTTCTTGCATATGACGCAGTTGTTCTTCATGACTCTTATTAGAAAGTTGCTTGAGTACATCCACACTTGTATCAATCATGTGACGTTGCTGATCCCCATGCATTTGCGCAGTGGTTTTAATCGCATCCATTTTGATGCGTTTATCATCCGTTGCTTGTTGCGTTTGAATCCGCTCACGTTCAATTTGCAGTTGTGCTGCTCTAAGTGCATTATCTGCTTGATCTTTAGCAGCCTTGCGTTGGTTATCTTGAGCTTTAAGCTGCAACTCTTGCATCTGCATTTGAACAAGTGGGTCTTGTGCTTGTTGTTGATTCTGCGCTTGCTGTGCTTCTTGTTGATTTTTCTGAAGCAACTGCTGTGCGGCTTTTGCCAACAACGGAGCCAAACGAGATTCAACTTCAGGACTCATCGGAGTATCTTCTCCAGACTCATCTTTCTGTGGTGGCAATGTCATGCCCAGTTGTTCTTCAATCTGTTTGCGGTATTCAAACCCTAAGTGCTCATTGATATGAGCCATCATGGCAGACTGCATTTGAGGAGCCATTGGGTTTTGTTGGAGCAATGCTTGGATTTTGGGGTCTTGCATAGCTGCCATGTGCACCACAATATGCGCCTGATGGTCTTGCGTAAGAAACGCTTTGACCGGTTTAGCAGACAACACATTCTGGTTTTCAGTAACTGGATCGGTCGGTTTCTGATCCTCGTCCATCGGCACCAACTTGTGTGCTTCCTTGATACCCAACACGTCCAACATCTGACGATTCAGTAGTGGCATATTGAATAGTTGAGGAGTCTGTTGCGCCAACTGAAACACTGCTTGATACTGCACAATTTTCTGTGCCATCGTTGACGCATTCGGATCACTGACTGGAATCACATCCACATTGTCATAATCACTTTTCTTGGCTTTGCGAATGGCTTGTGTCGGGTCGTACGCATAATCATTAGAAGAGTACTCGGCGATGATATTTTTTAACAGCACCAACTCCTGTTTCATTGAGTAGTGCACACGAGCCTGAATAGCACTCATGTTTTTAAGTGTGCGTTCTAAGATCGCCAATGTTGTACCGACAGGTGCTTGTGCACTCATGTCGCTCAAACTTAAGTCTGCGGTGTTTGCAAATCGACGGCCTTCTTCAACAATCTTGTCCATCAACCCAGCAAGAACTTGTGACGGCTCTTTATATGGCAATGGAAGTAAGTTGTCTCGCAATACACCACTGGCAACGTCTGCATCTCTCCACTCACCGGGAGCAATTGGTGTATCGTCTCCCTTGATGCGCATCCCGCGAGTTTTAAATCCACCGGGCAAATTAGACAATGTACCTGCATCCACCAACTGTCTGATGATTGACGTACCTGATTTGGCAAATGCCCCAATCAAATGGATCAAACCAAAACAATAGAATCCAAATCCGGGCACATAACCATAGTGCACAAAATGTTGGCGCTTGGCATAGCTGTCATCATCGGGTTCCCAGTTGCGGCGAATGGCCAAAACTTTTGATGAACCCTTTTCAATGGTCACCACGTAAGGTAGTGCAATTCCTGTGAACTCTCCTTTTTTATCTTTATGCTCATAGCCTTCAAGATCAAGGTCAACATTCATCTCTAACACTTTAAATCTGTCATCACTGGTTGCGCGAAAGCCCATCTTCTCGGCAATCTTCTTCTCAACTTCATCGAGCATGTTTTCTGGAGTACCCAGATCAATGTCTCTATAAAATCCAGCAACCTGCAACTTGCGCAACTCATTCTCAGTCTTGCGCATCACATGCGTAATCCGTGGTGAAGACTCTAGATTTGACGCGCCATAAGGCACAACAATATCTTCCGCAGGTACAAAGAAAGAAACTTGGCGATCAAGACTTGGATCAAAATATACTTTCTTAAACGCATTCCCCGCCAAACCCAAGCCCCATAACATGCGCTCATGCTCTGGTCTGTATTCTTTCATCACATCTGTCAACTGATAATTCATATCATCGGCAACGCGAACAGCCGCGGCTTTTTTCTCTGGTGTTTCTTTTCCAATGATCTGGGTCTTCACAGGCCCGGCCGCTGGAAATGTAGCCATCATTGTTTCAGACTGAAACTTTACCAACGCCTCAGACAACATGGGGTGATATATACCACACGCACCTTCCCAAGGTTCTGAACGTTCTTCAATTTTCATACCCAAGAGTTCAAGACCATCCACGTAAGTCTGCATCCAATCTTTGCGACTGGACACATCTTCATCGTAATCACTGGTCAATTCTTCTGCAAGACTTTGTAGAATGTCTTCATCAAGTGACTCAGCAAGATTGTCGTTGAAGTCATCATCTTCTTCGTCTGGCATAATCTCAATTTCCATGCCATCCATTCCAATCCGTACAGCTTCTGGGTCTTCAATCTCAATTTCAATCTGAGGAGACGACGCATCCATTGCAGCCAACTCTTCTAAACCTTGCGGAGCTGCATACAGTGATTTTTCAATTGCCATAATTTTATCCTTTGAGTGTTGCTCGATTAGTGTGGGCACTATATTTAAAGTTGTCTGTAGAACGACCACTGCGTTTTGATGCGCGATCTTTTGCACGTTCTTCAGCAGTCATATTATCCCGGGCTTTGCCTTTTTTACTAAATTTTCCAGATTTAGTCATGTCCCCACGCTTTTTAAGAATGGCAATAGCTTCACCCTCGTTACCCACTTGCGCGGTAAGTCGTTTGACTAACTGATGTTTCCCCATAAACTTTTGCGTAACCATACCTGCCCTTTAATAATACGGTTGTTTTCTACGAAATTGCCGAGGTTCATCTTCTTCATCAGATGCCAATTGAATAAACCCACCACGTCGATAACGCAACAATGCTTGTGTCATAGAGTCTACCAAGTCATCATGCTCACCTGACGGGAAACTTGCAACTTCTTCCATTAACTCTTCCGCCCAATGCGTATTAGGCACCCAAACGTGGCCGGATGCAAATATATCCGCTACCGCATTCAGTCGTGCTATTTTATCGTTACCTTTACTTGGTGTGAACTCCTGCACAGGAATTCCCATTGACCGCAACTCAAATATTAACGGAGACCCTGCCGCCTTGGCCTCCACAATCAAGGAGTCTACATCCCATTCTTTAAACTCTTCAAACGCTTTTTGTTTTAACTCAGGAAACTCCATGCGTTTCTTGAACGCATTCAAGAGAATAATGTTGGCCCTAGACTTGCCTAGATCATCATCTTTATAGAACACACCCCATGTTGTACATGCAGAGTAATCCGCCCGTTCCGTTTTCAAAAACGCCGTGTCCCATGACTGAATGACAAACTCATAACTTGGTGGATCATCATGCTCCCATATCTTCCACCATTCTCTCTTAACAATCGCACTTACATCCGAAGTGGGCTGCTGCATGTACTGCGCCATCCACTTGCCGTTGGGTAACTCTTGCTTTAGGGCATTCAGTTCTTGTAAGTCCCAAAACTCTGGCCATAGGGGATTACCCGAGGGCATAATCGCAGGAAATTCAATCACTTCCCAGTCCTCACCACTGCGCTGTGCGGCTGACTTGACCACTTGTGCAGTCAAATCTCTCTTTGACCACCGAGTCATCACTATGACTATAGACCCACCCGGTTGTAAACGCTGACGCGGGCCTGACGTATACCACTCATACGTCTTATCATATATCTCTGGGTTGTTTTCCGCCAAGGTAGCCTCTTGCTCCGAGTGCGGATCATCTATTATTAAAATATCAGCACCTTTACCGGTCACGGCACCGCCAATACCAATCGCAAAGTACTCCCCGCCAAAGTTTGTGTTCCATCTACCCGCCGCTTTTGAGTCAGATTGCAGGTCAAGTGAGGGAAATATCCGCTTATAGTTAGCAGAATCA